AACAGAGGCAGGAGATCTAGAACCAGCCATAGCGGCAGAACCTTGAACGAACGGGTTCAAACCACGAGAAATCATCGCATTGGGGGAATTGTAAGAATTATTCATACCCCACATTTTTTCTTGCCAATTACGCTGGATCTGAGCCTGTTCGGCGTTAAACCGATTGTTCTCACGATTAATATCAATATTGGTTTGGTTGGCCTTATTTTGCGAAGAAGCGCCGATAGCGTTACCAGCTAAAGAAGCACCAGCGGCAATAATACCACCAAGGACAAGAGGAGCAATACATTTATCATTAGGAGAGAGCATGCTCTCTCCAACTTCTAGAAACCTCATTGTGCACTAGCAGCAGGGGCGGAAACCTCTGGGGTCGGCGCTGCCTTTTCCTCTGCCAGCATAGCCTCGGCATATGCAGTCAACTCAGATTTCTCATTAGCCAATTGTTGTAACACGGCTTGACGTTCAGACATTGTCTGGCAATGTCGCGAAATAACACACGCAAAACGCTCTTCATCCGTCATACCGTCCATCACAGTAGACTGAGTAGGATGCATTTGAGCAAGGATATTATTGACGTTCATATCACCAAGCAAACGACGGTACTTTTCCTGATTCAAAAGAATCTGGGTCATATCGCATTGAATCAAGTCACCATCAGGAGATTCATCATACATAACAGCATCATAAACAGAAGCCTGATAACACGGATGACCTTCAACCAATTGAGGTTGATAAATATCCGGAATAATTTCAGGAATAAAATCAAATTTTCTCATAACGACACACAATTAATAAGGTAAACCATTTCTATCCAAGTTCTGAACAGCATATACTTGGAAGTTAACATTACACAGCAACTGGTCAAAAGCAACGGAACAATTCGTAGCATCGACCTGAGGAACAAAGATAGAGTTCAACTGTTGAGGACGAATTTTCATAGACTGATAAGACCAAGAGCCAGAACCAGTTAAAACCTGATAACCATTCAATGGAGCAGCCCAAGCCTGATAAGCAGTACCTTTACGGAAACCAGCATGAACAGTATCAATATTAGATTTCCATTGCCAGTAGCGAAGGTTATAACCAAGAGAGCCAGAGGTCTTAAGTCCAGGATTATTCTGGAGATTAAGAGCCGGAACAGCTTGCATCCCTAACTGATCGAATGCGGGCTGGGGGAAGTCAGAGACAGAAGTAACAGTCAACTGAGGAGCCTGACCTGTCAAGTCCCAATCGAGTAAAGGAACGGCATGATAAACACACATAATTACCTGATGCTCAGCGCCACAATCATAAGTCAATGTATGGCCAGAATTTGAGGATACACCTTTACCAGCAATAGAAGCTTGAGAATCGTTAGTATCCAGATTGGTATTCACGACTTCATTGATATTGATTACATTAGACCAACCTCCGATATAATGAGCATGATTACCCATGTATTCAGGAGCCTTGATACCGAATTGAGCTCGCATCTGATCTGAATAGTCTTTACTAGAGAACTGGACTACCTCTTTCCAACGTTGCAGGTATTCTGTTGCACGAATTGAAAGGGCGGACAGGTCAGAATTAAGCTGAACAGCACGCTGAGAAGAAAACGTACCAGAAGAGACAACAGAAGTAGAAGAAGCAGGATTAACGACATAATCCACATTAGGATTACCAACAGAAACGACAGAATTAGAAGAACCTTTCGTATTATAGACTCCAGGCAAAACAGCTACCGAACCATACTGAGAAGCCGGGAGCATTCCCATAAAGTAGTCTTTCGGATAATTAGCATAACGGAGCTTCAACATATCAGCAGCAAGAGCAATAGAAGAAACTCCAGTCCAGTAGTCTACATTGTAAGCGTAGGCCAAGTGCTTTTCCCATTGAGAGTTGCTAAAGAAATCGAAATAGATCTTCTGGTAAGCAAGGAACGGAAGAGCATTCACAGTCTGAGATTGAGACCAAACCAATGGGTTAACACCATCAGACAGATTATCAAGACCTAAATACTTCTGAGTGATAGCAGCTTTACCTTTATTAGTGGAACCAATCATAGAACCATAACCAAGCATATCAAGCAGTTTGCAAGAACCATAAACCAAAGGCAGACCAGCATCATCACGAGTATTGGTCTGATCATTGGCGTTCGCCGTGTCCAGATAAGAGCTTAAAAGTGACTGAGTGACATAAGGAACCTGAGTAAGCTGAGTAGTATTCTCATTATTACTAGAGGCAGAAGTCATATATTCAGACATCTGAGTAAATGCTTGCGGCAGAGCACGAGAGATCAAGCGTAACGGCACAGCGTAAAAATCATAGTATTCCTTAATACGGGTATATGCAGCCGTATTGACGGGAACAGTACGAGTAAACCAATCAGAAGAAATACGGTATTTACTACCGGGAATAGAAATCTGCCAATAGACGGGCAAGATCTCACCAACTTTTGCCGTAAACAATTTTTTACTAGACAAGTCAAAGGAAGAGCGATGTACGGCAACTTTCGCTCGGTCTAGCGGGTTAAAATCACTCATAATTAATTAATTTAAATTAGACCATACGGTTAAATATATCATTAGCATCATTCAATTTCTTATGCTTAATCATGTCGCGACAGAAGGTAGCAGCACGGAAATCAAGACATTTTTGTAAGTCGCTACTTTGCCCACTATCATAGGCACTTCTTGTATCGGGTTTCGCGGATTTGATGTAATTACAAGCCGCGAGAGGTGGGATTCTGGGGTCATCAAACGGAACGTATATCTGTTCTTTAATGGGACGAATAAATCCGTCTGCATATTCTCCGTCTTCTCCGATACCAATGGTCGCCATTTCGCATCCCTCGGCTGGAACATAGAAATACCGAAGCATAGGGGCTGACAAAGTCTGTTGTATTCGCAACGAATCACACATTCGTACATAATCCGCTTTTTTCTCATATTCTATTCCGGTTTTGATGATAAAATTAATACGATTGGCATAAGAATCAAGATTACCACCGATGGGAGGCAAATGCCAATTCCTAAGGAATTTACTGACATAAAGGAATAGCCGATACAACTTATTAATATAAGATTCAATATCGACATCAGAAGAACTGTTACAGAGCCTAGTAAGGCACCGAGCACTATGTAATATAATTTCGTCTTCATTGGTTAAGTGATGATTCAATGTAAGATACTGATAATAAGCACGAACAATAGAAAGGATAGAATCGGAATCATAATCTATAATACCGAACCTTGCAATTCTTTTTGGCGCACTTGCAACAGCTCGAATAATTCTAGCAATCGCAACAGCATCGTCATAGCGAGCACTTGAGAATCGGGGGAGTAAGGTACGGATATACGACATGGGGGAAGTTGATTTAACACTAATCCCGTTGAAGTTATAGATTCGTCCATTAACGACAGAATCGATCTTTTGTTCAATCGCGTGATAGATGTCTTCACCTTCATCAAAAACCTCGCCTTTCTCAAAAAATCCAATAGATGCTCTCTGGCGGGGTCTAAACGCGCGGCATGATCTATATAATAGGGGAGCAGAACTAAGGCTGTTAACGTAACTCGCAACGTACGATGCAGCTCCACCGCGGGAAGTCTGGAAATCTGAACGACCGAGCTTCCAACTTTTATCATGACACTGTCGTAATACCTTTGAGACTGCTTTCGAGTTCGTGAATAATAAGATATGATAATGCGGGCGGAAATGAAATGGTCCGTATTCACCCACAGCGTAGAAGTGTAACGTTTCATAAGAACCTAAAACCGTTTTTAAATGTTTACGTAATCGTTTAATATAGTTCTGAACATCGACATAATTCAGATAAGGGATAAGATTATCTCCGTATCTAGCGGAAAGCTCTCCATCTTTACCGTAAGGTGTAGCGGATTCCGTCTTAGCAATAAAAGAGCGGATAGCATCCATAGAAAGAAACCAATTATCTTTAACCGATTCATATTGTCCTGATTCACGGTTATACGGAACTGTACCCTGTACTTGTGTAAAGTATATATGGCGCAATTGTTGTAGATCTGTACAACGATATTCGGATACCGGAACAAACGAATGTTTTTCATAACCATAAACAACGCCAGAATCACTTAAAACATCGTCGTATTCAGAGTGATACACCTCGCAATTAAACAACGGAATGTGCTCATTATCATAGGTGAGCGTAACAAACCAACAATACTCGAAGGCACTTCCAGCGGTCTTCACACGCATGGACGCCTTTTGAGCTCGCTTGTATATACAATAGTCGCATTGACCGCAATCTACAGCGATACGCTTACCTGTATATCTGTTAGTAATGAATGAGCGATGCTGACAATGACCAGCAGCTTTAAGTAATTCCGGCGTATATTTCATAATTATTATCTTTTATCAATTACTTGGCGACGATTACGTGAACCAAATGAAACATGGATAAACGTAGGATACAATATCAACTGATCGAATACATAAATATTATCCGAGTAACTATAGATACGATCAAGCAACCGTCTATAAGTAGTAGTGCCATAAGGCATAATATCAATAGCCTCTCCAAAAAGGTGCTGGGAGTTAGGAACACCACCAGCGGCCTCATTTTCAGCAATAGAACGCTTGGCACTTGTCACCGAAAAATGCAAGTTAACACATAACAGGTGAGCAAGAAGACCCATAAGAGCACTATTCATAGACCAATAGCATTAAGAATGTAACCAAGAGCAGCAGATATAGCACCAATTACGATTTTCCAAATATTATTACTTTTCATCAACTTGAGTTTTAAATTCAACAAAATTATTTTCTTCTTTAATTGAATCCACAATAACAATAAGACCCAACGGAGAAACTCGCTCAGAATAATTTCCAAGACCATCCAGAGAATTGACAATATAAGGCGGCATAACATCACGACCAGTGTTTTTGTCTTTAAGGGAAATAATAAATTTCTGCATAATTGTAAGTTTTTAAATGTTAATAAACTAATGAGTTGGTTTCTACAGGGGCAAAGGAAAACATTATTTTCGAATAAACAAAATATTTCAAGCTTTTTTTTATTCTACAGTTGGGTGTGAGTTGTGCGTTTATGGACGAGAGAGACCGAATTTGAGATGATAACTCAAATTTCCTTCGGACACAACTAGGGGCTTCGCTTAATTAACAAGGGTGTATAGGCACGGCAAGGCAGGACTGTCTTGCCTTTGCGCACCTACGTGCTAAAATACCGGAGCGGGGCGCTCCTATAAGGAAGTCGCTCCGCTCCATTTTATACCAGGCCCTACGCGGGCGGCGGGTGTATATCGCTCAAACGCCGCGATGGGCTTTTAGTTTACCTACCATTATAGATTGTAGTATTACGAGGACCATAATCATTGCGATAGATATTAGCACCAGGGCGAAAAGAGCCGATTACATTACCAGCACCAGAAGCAATAGAACTAAGACCGCGGGATACAGATTCCCAATAATGAGTACGGCCTTGTTTACGAGCCAATTCAGCACCATACTCGGCGACTTTCTGTTGAGCCATAGAAGTTTTATACTCCGTATGTTTACGTAATTTAACATTCTTATAATCATACGTACTATCACGATACTGTAATTCATAAGAAGCATTAGCAGCCTTAATTAAAGAATCAGCAGTTTCCTCAGCTATTCTGTTTTGAATCCTAAGACCGTTAGTCTCAACAGACAACTTAACAGCCTTAGCCATCTCAGTTTTATACTGAGCTTTAGTAAGAGCACCTTGTGCATACAGGTTAACAAGAGTCTGTCCCTTAATGAGCAGATCAGCCTGTTGCTGGTCATCAAGATATTTATTCAATATCTGTTGAGCCTGAGAATCTAGAAGAATCTGTGTTTCCTGGGCAGCAGTAAGACGACCAGCAAACTCCATATTCTTAAGCTCCTGATATTCCTTAGACTGATCTAATATAGCAGAGCGTCTACCAGTGGAAGCATTCCAATAACCTGATTGACCAATACCAATATTACGATAATCCGTATCACCAAGTATCTTATTAATAAGAAATGGAGTAGTAGCTACATTCTGTTCAGCATTCATCATAGCAGCACGAGCTTGAGCCATAGAAGCAAGAGCAGAGCCGATGTCAGAAAAATCAGGACGGAATGCCTGAACGCTAGGAGGAGAAACAGCAGAAGCAGCAGCACCACCAGAGGCAGGAGATCTAGAACCAGCCATAGCGGCAGAACCTTGAACGAACGGGTTCAAACCACGAGAAATCATCGCATTGGGG